AAGGCTTGCTCGTCAATGCCATAGCGAGCTTCAAATCCTTTTCTGCCAAGGCCGTGAATGCCGGTATTGCCTCTGTGGTGCTCTGGGCATAATCCAATAACAGGTGCGAGACTTCTTTTACCTCCCAACCGTCTGATATGATGGATTTCGCATGGTGTATCATCGTAGCCAAGTACGGATTTACACAGAATACATCCGAATCGTGCCACTTTGCCATAGTGTTCTTTCTCTGCTTTAGTCATGGTTTAAGTCAATTTGAGGCACAAAATATTTCATTTCTCGTTCTTTATCATAAGTTTTAAGATATTTATCTTGTTTTGCATCTATAGCATATATCCAACCACGAATTGTATAATCGCCATTTAACCCTGTAAGTAAATAAAATTTACGATGATCAGGATCTTTAGGATCAACTCTTAAATCACCAAATTCCCAATGTGTGCTGCGTACTTCTATTTCACCAACGTCAGGATGTGGCCATGATTTTTTGCTCCAATATACATTAAGATATTTTGCCATTGCACATTCAGTTAATGCACCTTCAATGTGTCTTTGCCATGCTAACTCACGTTTTTCACCTGAAACTGGCTTTTTGTTGGCTTTTATATCTTCTATTTGTCGCATGATGCCTACTTGCGATGCTATCATAACTTCAGCTAAACTAAGTGTTATCTTCATTGGCTAAACTTTGTGCGTAATTTTCAAGTTGAAGTGCAATGTCAGATATATCTACTGCTATTTGATATGCTCGTATTGAATCTAATTCTTTGCAAGCTGACTCATATTGCTTAGTTAATTGTAATAATGTTTGAAATGGATGTGGATTCATTACATTGTCGCTTTCTCGATTTGTCGGTTAGATGCTTCTTGACTACGCCATATATCAATCTTCATTTGTGCTGCTATTAACTGCCAACGTAACTTTTCTTCTATTTCTACAGCTTCTTTTAGTCCTACAAGTAATTCTTGGTATTCTTCATTAGCGTATGCGTCTCGTTCTTGAGCTGCCATTGTTTCAACACCTTTTAATTGTGCTGTTTGCATCAATAATGCCTTTTTAGACTTTCTAAATTCTTCAATATATATGCGTTCAGACTTGGCTTGTGCATATTTGCCTGCGTTTTTGAGTAAGAATTCAACTACTTTGTTAGGATTTTCCATTAATTTACCTGTTTTTTAAAATTTTGTGAAATGATTTTGGGTACTGTACAGTCCCAGTTAATGCTATGGTGCAATCTTTTGTTACTTTGACCCATTTGTCTGACTTTTACACTAGCAGGGTTATACATAACTGAATAAAAACTTTTAACGTATGTGCCAAAATTTAAATAAATGTCAGTTAAGCCACCTGAGTTACTCTGTGTTTGTTTTTGTTCTAGTCGTAACTGTGCAACAGTCATAAACAAATGACCTTTGTAACCAAAATGGCAATATGCGTTTACATCTTCATTTATTCTGCCTACGAATTGAAATGGCCGATCAGTAGAGCAAAGAAAGCTATTCATTAACTTTCTTGATATTTGACCATTTAAGAAAGTTTTACTCAGCCCACTACCTTCACCACCTATAAAATCACCACCTTGTGCCATGCATAATGATGTGAACGTAGTAGATTTATAGAATTTGAGCAATATTGAAAAGATATTGTCTAAGTTTTTAATATATTTGTTAGTAACATACTTTTTTTCGTTAGTAAATGACCATCTAAAATCTGTGTAATCGTCATCTAATACCATAAAATAAGTGTAACCTAGCTGTTTTGCTATGCCAAATACTGCATTTCTAGCATATACAACAGCTCGCCTATCTTCAAAGTTATCACCTACGTCAAATGTTTTAGCAGCTTCAGCTTTAGAAAATACAACTACATCATCACCATACGCTTTTACATATTGATCATGTGTTTTATCTTCATCATCTAACACTAAAAATATTTTGCCTGTATAGCCTTTATCTCTAATAGTTTTGTATGTAAACACTTTGTCAGGTCTACCATGGCTTAGTATAAACACGCAAAAATCGTTCATTTTACCCATACCATTGGTTTGTTATTCCAAAACTTAACGCTAGGATGTTTTTTATAGCCTAATTCTCTTAAACTTTTATTAAATAACTTTGAAATGTCTTTTTGATCAATAATTGTATTTTCATGCTGATACTTTTCAAAATGACCTATACCTATCGTATTAAAAGAATTAGCAATAATTAACATTTTAGGATTAGTGTCAGTTATAACTTCATATAAATGCTCAATAGGCTTTTCAAAATGCTCAAAATATTCAAATGCAAAAACAACATCAATATCATTTACATTTTTAGTGTTTTCAACTAATTCATAATTTGCTTCGTGTGAGCACCATTCTGCTATTTCCCATTGTTTAGTGTTTTTTAATTGTGTGCCTAGAATTCTCATATAAGGAAATTCTTGTTTTAAATGAGTTGTTGTAAGCCCTGTGCCACAACCTAAATCAATAAAAGATTGGTATTCTTTTAAAAATGGCATCTTTTTAACAATGTTATTTATGTAAACTCTGCTATAAATAAAATAGCAAGCCCATGCTTCCATAAGATATTTTTTATCAGCGTAAACACTATAATCAGGCTGATCATGCAATGATTGTTGCCATCTTGTCATTAAATAATCAATAGGATTATTAGGTATTTTGTCTTGATAAAATTTAACAACGTCATGCAATTCATTTACATAGCTATCGTCTATATCATCAAAAAGATAATCTAATGTGCCTATATAGTCATCAACGTAAATTTGGTTTATATTTTTCATGTGTTTTCTTCAAGATATTGGTTAGATAATTCGTTGTTAAGTAATGCAAAGCCATTTTCTATAGCTTTGTCAAAATCTATAATGACTAAAGCTGACTGTTCCATTAGTTCTTGTACTTTTTCGTTTGAATGAGCATAGTAATCAGCTATTTTGTCAAAATATAATACTGTGTGCCTGTAAGCTGCAAGAGTTAAAAACTTCTTTTCTTCAACAGAAATGTCTGATTCTTCTATTTTCTGTAAAAGTTCTAATGTTTTTTTGTGATTAAACAGCTCAAATACGTCAGGCTTCTTGTATTTAGGCGTATATACAGGCACTTCTATCTTTTTTGTGTAGACAGTATTAATCAATTCTTCTTCGTTTGCGTCAAATATGTCTAAGCTAGATTGTTTAAACATTAGTTCTCCATGTATCTAATGATAGGTTGCTGAAAACTCTCAGTAAATTGCTGACTTGATCTGTCAAACCACAGCCCTAAAGTACCTTCCCAGTCACCATTGCGTTGTTTAGCAGTAATCAAAAACGTATCAGGCTGTGAGTTATCAGATACTTGATTCTGTTCTGTGTCTTTCTCTTTTAGCTTGTTTCGAGCAATTAAAATGACGTTATCAGCTAAGTCTGTAATGACGCCCGAGCCTTTAATGTCTTTCTTTTCTGCAATTCGATTACTTTCACCACCTTTGCGTATGTGGTGAACTAAGTGAATGTGCATCTTTGTCTCTTTAGCAACATCACACAAAGCATCTACTAAATCTTTTTGGCCATTAAAGTCATCTTCACCTCGCACTAACTTCATCATTGAATCTAAAATAATGTGTTCGCACTTTAAATGCTGCTTTGCATAACGACATAACGCTATAGCTTGCCATGGATCTATACGGCCTTGATGGTCAAATAAATAGGCTTTATCTTTACGCCATGCCATAAATTGCTCAATATCGTGATTGGACACGTTTAAAGTACCCGTGGCTTGACGAACCATTCTAGATAATGTCTTAGTAGGTGTCATCTCTAAAGATGCCGTAAGGACTGTTTTATTAGCTTTTAGAAGTGATAGCTTTAATTGACCAAGAATTAATGACTTACCTGAACCATTTTCACCAGCCCAGATTGTGAGTTCAGAATGTCTAAATCCTACAAGTTGATCAAGTTTTGACCATGGTAACTTATCGCCTTCAATGCCTAAATGACGATTTTTATAAAATTCTTTAATCTCATCTTCAAATATAGCTTTTTCTTTTACTTGATACATGATCTCGTGATATTCACGATATTGTTCTAAATCAATGTTTACTAGCATATATTTCATTCTCCGAGTCTTGAGCCACTAACAGTCTAGGCTTCATATTTGATAAATGAACATACCAAGCAAAAAACTGTTCATCACTACATTGACCATGTATTAAGTGAACTACTTGGTTAGTCAAAAATGCTAAATCAATACCTCTAGGTGCGTCTTTTTCTGTGTAGATGCTAGGCATTTCACAAAAACTGTCTTTAGAATCAAACCAATTTGGTTTAGTACCAACAATAACAAATACGCTGCTTAAAAAGTTATGTTGATGCCAATATTTGAATGCTTCATTTTGTCCAATCATAAAAAATTCACTTTCTGCGTAGGTTGTATCTTATTTATCCATTCAGCTTTAAAACCACGCCAACCATTTTGACAGCACATAACCATTACTTGTTCTAATGTCATGTTAGCTTTGCTTGCTTCTTTTGCTAAACCTTTTATTGCTGTATCAGTTACAGGTGCTTTCAATCCTTTGCGTAACTTTAAATAATCATTAAAAACTTCATTACTAACACCTTCAGGTGTAATAGTCTTTATATTGGTTATTGGTTCTTGGTTATTGGTTACGTTGTGAAACGGTTCTGATTTCAGTTCTGATTTCATAGCTGATATCTTCTGTGATTTGATTCTGTTAGCGTTACGAGCTGAGTCTGCTTTCAGTCTATATTTAGCTATTTCTTCATCTGCCCGCTTGTTTCGCCAAGTGTTATCTTCTGCCCAAAACTCAAAGAATTCTTCTAAAAGTAACTTAACAATTACAGGAGTTGATTTAACTTTTCTTGCTAACCATGCAATATCTTCAAACGGTTTTTCAGTTTGGTAGTACAGATCAATCATACGTCTATATGCCAAATCTTCTAAATCTGACAAATGACTTGTATGACTTATGTAATCACCAATATGAAATGGATAATAATTCATATTAATCCTTTTTAAACAAGTCTGGCCTAAGCATTTCCTTAGTTAAACGACCTTCTGAAAGTTGCTCAATATCTTTAATGTATTTAACTGGGATTTGACTTCTATTCCACAAATACAAAGTATTAGCTCGTATATTTAACTTATCTGCTAGGTCGCCTAGAGTTCTAAACTCAAATCTTAATAAGTCCATTGGGTTCATATAATTCCTTTATTTGATTAATAATTAACAATACTACACTATGTAATAATTTATTGCAAATCTTTTATATTAGTGAAAACACTTAGTAAATATTTGTAAAAAAGTGTTGCAATGTGATTTTATTCGTGTATAGTATCACTTATGCAGTAAATTTATTAACAAGTGAAGAAAGAGAAAGTATATGAAAATCCAAACAGCTACATTAAAGACTTCTTACAATAATTATCCATCAGGCACTCAAGTGCGTATCGAGCATGATACAAATGGCATTTATAGATGCTGGGCTAGTTTTAGCAAAAAGCCTGAGACATTCTTAGGTGATGTACCAAAAACAATTTTAATGTTCAATTGAAGAAAGAGACAGTTATGTACGCACATTTATATAAAAAACGTGGTGGTGGTTATACATTAATGATTAACGCTGAAGTACGACCAGTTAATCCAATACATGAATTTGCTGTTAAAGGCAAACGTGAAGCAAACCAAATTTGCAAACAATATAACGCACAAGCATGGAATTTCTAATATGAAAACATTTATAGAAGCACTTATCTTAGCAACACTAATATTTGTACTACCATTAACTGTATATGTACTCAGAACAGGAGGTCTGTAATGAGCTTATATAACATAATGTCTACAGGTACAAGCTTTGACTCTTGGTTAACTACAGATACAGAAGCAGAACGCTATGCTGCTGCTGAAGATATTATTGAAGAACGTGTTAGAGATTTAGTTAATCACGATGCTGATTACGATCACACGTTGTTTAAAAACTTTAGCGAAGATATATATTCAGCAACTACAGAACAAGCACAATCAATAGAAGAATACTTACGCAACAAAGACTTTGAGAAATTAGGTCGCTTAATGTGGTGTATATCTGTTGAATCTCGTGAAAAACTAGCACAAATACAAGCTGTAAATGACTTTGAAAATGGTGAACTCGATGACTAATTTTATACAGGAACTAGAAAAAATGGACAAATGCAACAAATTCTTAGAATTACGCAAGATTAACGTCAATGAACACACAGAAAAAAAAGGTAAGTTTACCTATTTATCTTGGTCGTGGGCAGTAGATCAACTATTGCAGCTTGATCCATCTGCTACTTGGCGATATGAGCAACCAATGTCTTTTGGTGATACGTTAATGGTGTTTTGTACAGTTACAGCTTTTGGCAAAGATATGACTGCTCAATTACCTGTAATGAACAATCAGAACAAAGCTATGCCTAATCCTGACGCATTTGCAGTTAATACTGCTATGCAAAGATGCTTGGCTAAAGCAATTGCACTACATGGCTTAGGACTGTATATCTATGCTGGTGAAGATTTGCCTGACGAAGAACTGGTTGATTTAACAGACTTATGTACGCATTGGGTTGACATGATGAATGAATGTTTAGACATGGATACATTGAAATCAGCGTATGGTCAAGCGTATAAAGAATTGAGCAAAGATAAAGTAGCTATTGAACGTATTTCTAAAGCAAAAGACGCTAGAAAGGCACAACTCGTATGAAAGCATTTCCATTCATTATAGAAAGTGAAAAAGTAGCAGAGCCAGGCATGGATTTGCGAGATTATTTTGCAGCTAAAGCGTTACCAGTTGTTATGAAAGATTGGTATGAAGATTGTTTGTGTCCTGGTGATGATGACAATGCTGATGGTATTGCTATTGTGGCTTACATTATGGCTGATGCAATGATGAAAGCGAGATCAGAATGAATACTGAAAAAGCATTTGATCGTTGGGTAATGATGCAAGATATACCTGTGTCTATTGAAGAAAAACTAGCTTTTATGCTTGGATATACTCATGCATCTGCTGACTTTTTAATTGTTATTCAAGAACTGAAAAAAGAACTTTTAAGGCTAAAAAAATGATTGAAGAAATATTAATGCAGCTTAACCAGTTGGTATCTAAATTAGCTAAAGAAAATGATAAGTTAAGAGCTGAAATAGAAGCGTTAAAGAAAGCAAGTGAAAAATGATTGAACAAGGTACAAATGAATGGCATCAACTAAGGCTAGGCAAAGTAACAGCTAGTCGTGTAGCAGACATAATGGCAAAGACTAAAACAGGTGCATCTGCAAGTCGTAGCAATTACTTAGTAGAACTAGCATTGCAGCGTATAACAGGTGCAATTGAGCAAGGTTATACAAATGACGCTATGGCATGGGGTACAGCTACAGAGCCACAAGCACGAGTAGCTTATGAAGTAAAAACAGGTAACTTTGTAGACCAAATAGCATTTGTTGAACATGACATTATTGAATGGTTTGGTTGTAGTCCAGATGGTTTAGTAGCAAATGATGGACTTATTGAAATAAAGTGTACCAATTCTGCAACACATTGGGCAACGATTAAAGATGGTAAGCCACCTAGTAAATACGTTATACAGATGCAAACACAAATGGCGTGTACTAACCGTAAATGGTGCGACTTTGTTAGTTTTGATCCTCGTATGCCTGAACGTAGCCAATTGTTTATATGTCGTGTAGAACGTGATCAAACAATGATTGATGAAATTGAAGTAGAAGTAATGAAGTTTTTAGTAGAAGTTTTTGATGAAGTTCAATTGATGAAAGGTAGTTAATATGGGTATCAAATATTATGTAAAAGCAGCAACGTCAGAATATGTTGACAAAGATGGTAAAAGTAAGAAAAAATATCAATCAATAGGAGTCGTTATAGAGACTAAGAACGGCTTAATGTTAAAACTTGAGACATTACCATTACTTGCATTAAAAGAAGGCTCTCTAATGGCTTATTTGAACGAACCAGAAGAAAAGGCAGACTTTCCAACAACACTAGCTGATATAAAAGAAGATGTACCATTCTAGGAGATAGAAATGACACCATATAACACAGGTAAAGTAAAAATAGGTATTAACTATAAACCACGGCCATACATTGAAACTGATCGTGATATGCTTAAATTACAATCAGCTTTGTTGTATAAAGGCTTTATTGCTGAACTAAAAAAAAGGTTATTTCTATGAAATTAAACTTGATTATTAGTACCGTACTTGCCTGTTTTATATGTGCTTTTGTGATTTACATGGACTTACTGCAAAGACAGCCTGTAAGAAAAGACTGTTCAATTGCAGAAATTAGTCCTGACTTTACGCCTGAAGAACGTCAAATGTGTAGAATGAAGCGTGGATCAGTTAAATAGGCGTTAGAGGATGTTACAAGTAAGTTATTTTCCTATTTTCAGACTTACAGATTGCAGTAACTAAATCTATGATCCACCCAATATAGTCAATGCTTTTTTAATATTAGCTATTCTTTCATTAAGACCAAGTGTTGCACCATTAATACGCTTGGTCATAGTGGTATAGTCTCCAGTATCAGCGTAGGTATTTAACTTTCCTCTATTCCAGAACCAACCAGCACTTAAACAAGCATATTCAGGTGTTGCTACTAATTCAGGATGTTCTAATATTTCAGGCTTTCCAATAGCGTTTGCAAATGCTGTGTAATTTGCACGACCTGTTAACTGAATAATGCCACGACCAAAGAATTTACCACCATCACCTGCTTGCGTATTACCAAGCTCAGGTCTATTTCCATAGATAAGTTCTGCAATAGCAGCTTTACCTTTGGCTACGGCTTCTTGGGCTTTAGCTAGTGGTATTCTAGGCCATACTTGGGTGATGCGAACAGCAGAATAATTGAGGTTTTCTTCTAAATATTTAAAATTACCTGATTCCAACATACATTGACCAATAAACGATGCCATTCTTGCAGGAGTATTAATTTCAAATTTAGCAAAAGTATCATTTAATGGTTGTAACCATTTTGCATCAATACCTAGTTTTGTTAACTGTTCACTTGTTACCATTTTTCTTCATCTCCATAATTTTCTCAAGAGTACGACCACCAAAGTAAAAAGACATAATAAGCATACCCCATTGACCAAGCAGCTCAACGTAATTATTGTTTACTTCTATGTCCCACGCTGACATCATAGCAAATACGGTATAAGTAACCAAAATAAACACTAGAGTCATTGGGCGAATGTTCTTAGATAACCATGAATCAGACATCATATCTGCCTGTTGACGCTTGGTGACTTCCTGTTGCTCGTTCATGTCAGCTTGTAGTTGAGCTAACTCACCATTCTGTTGCATCTCTAAGAGCTTAATTTGAGCTTCTTGCTTGGCTTGTGGATCAGGAACAAACTTATCAACAAGTTTCATGCCAACCGTTAAAATTTCACTTATTCCAAACATTATTTTTTCCCATATTTTTCACGTTCTTCAAGCAACTGAACTTTTACTTGAAGTTGGTGTATATCAGTATAAATTTCATTTCTTAATTTATGCCTTGCTTCAGCAGAAAGAGGTGAGTCAGTTGGTACATTTTCTTTGGTGATTAAAGCTGGCATTTGACCTTCAATCTTAGTCAATCGAGTAGAAAAGTCCGAAACTTGACCAAGTAACCAAGCTAAACAAGCTACAACAATAGGTAAAACAGCTTTTAAAATATCTTGGATATTCATTTTTTATTCCAAAGATCAAACAGCGTTCTGACTTTTTCTTCTAATACAGATACTTTATTATCCATCTTAGCCAAGACTATGACCAACGTAACAAACGCTACAAGTAAAGGCCATATTTTCGTTAGGATTTCTAACGTGTCCATTATTTGCCTATAAGCGTTTTTGCTATGTCTATGAGCATATCTTTGCCAAAGAAAACGGAAGCAATTACAGCGTACAAAAGATACTCAATGCGTTGCATACGCTTAGAACCATTATCAAATTTTTCTAAGATAGCATTGTAGCGTTGTTCACATACAGCTTCGTGTACAGACAATCGTTTATCGTTTTCAGCTATAGTTGCTTCCATATCCATTAATTTTCTAAAGAATCTTTCAATAATTTAATAAATGCTTGCTTGCCTACATTGAGTTGATCTAACTGAAATTGTGCTGAACCTATCTTACGGTCTAAATCTACACAATGCTGGAACAGTTTTTGTTGTTCTTCAGTTAAATCTTCAAAGTTGTAACTTACTTCATCAATCGTGATCTGAGTTTTTTTCGTGTTTTCACTCATTTCATTCTCCTTGCTGTTAAAAATCTTTACGAAGCCCACGGCACTCCTGATTCCTGTACTGGGTTCTTTAATGCGTCTATTTGTGCTTGTAGGCTTGCTTCTACTGTATCCTTGCCTAGACTATCTTGCACCCAACCAACGCACTCAGGCTCAGTTAAATCAGCGTAAGGCACATAAGACTTACCAGCTACTTGTGTATAAGATGTTGTGCCGTATGTAGATGCTGTGTAATCGCCATCTGTAGCCGTTACGGTGTAATGACAAACTACTACAAAGCCATCACTTGTTAGTCTGTCCATTTGTGTTACTTGCCAATTAAATGTTGTCATTATTTAGATTCCAGTTGTGCTACACGCTTACGGAGTGATTGAATTTCTGCAATTAAATCTGCCATTACTTCAGGAGTAGATGCTTGCATACCTTGATAAACAGGCTTACCTTCTTCATCTATAGCATCTTTTTCACCAACAACGCTATTTGGGTAAACTTCGGCAAATTTGTGGGCTAAGAAACCTTTTGTTCTACCACCTTCGTTCCATTCATACTCAATTGGTTCAAGAGAATCAATTCTTTGACCTGAATCAGAAATAGATCCAATTACAGTTTTTAAACGATAATCTGAAGTTACGTTGTAAAGTACTCCAGTATTGTTATTGTTAGTAATACCACCTCTAAATGTACCACCTGTTAAAAACGCAATTAATGAAGAACCATTAGCAGACGCAGTATCATTAACTCCCATACCACCATTAGTGCTACCATTGTAATCTATAGATACTTTTGCAGAATTTCTAACTGTTGTTCCATTAACCAACAAATTACCACTAGAGTCAATACGCATCCGTTCTGAGGCGGCATTAGCAGCACCAGTCCAAAACGCCATTGCTCCACCACTACCTGAAGGAACAAGTATTTTGCCGTAATTGTCTCCAATTACATTAAAATTCAATGCTCTAGTTGTATCTGAACCACCAGCAGTATCTAAAGTAAGTGGTGCAGTACCACTAGGTGCAGAAACATAAAGTTTTGCAGTGGGGCTACTAGTACCAATACCTACATTACCACTAGAGTCAATACGCATTGCTTCTGTACTATTTGTACTAAACCCTAAATTATTAGCAGCAGGCAAATACAATCCATTAGTTGCTATTGTTGAGCCTGATGGAATAAAACGAGTAGCTGTAGCTGTTCCTGTAGTTGCAAGGTTTGTGCCGTCAAAAGTTAAACCAGCGCTACCAACAACTAAGCCACTTGAGTTATACAATACTTGAGTGGTAGAAGATGAGCCTACGCCACCTTTAGTAGCTAATACTTGTACAACTCCAGCAGAATCTTTGTAAAACAACTTTCCATCCGCAGTATTAAGTGCTAGTTCACCTGCGACTAAATTGCCAGCCGTAGGAACATTGGTTGCCGTTGCTGAATAATAAAGCGATATTGGCGTATAGTTTGTTTGTGCCATTAGTATGTTCCTCCAAAGATTCCTGTTGTTGCTGTTATTGTAGTGCCTGTTATAGCACCTGCATTAACAATATTGTTAGTTCCCATTTGCAATGCACCTGTCATAGCTGTTTGACCATCTGCTGCTACTGAACCTGTTAGTGCTGAAGCTATATCGCTTAATGTAGTGTTTGCCCATGTTGAGCTTATAGTAGTACCTGTTACGACTGGATTACCAGCAGGTAAATTGTACGTTCCTGATCCGTTACGAGACATTATTTTTCTCCTTGCGTAGAAAGTTGTAGCGTCAATAGTTTAGCTAAATTTTGAGCTTGTTGTGTGTTTAAATTTGCATTAGGTGGCATCTGCATAAGCTCTGCTGCACGTTGTGGCGATAAAAATGTTTCAGCCATTTGATTAGCTATTTCTTTATTAGCTTTACCATATACAACATCACCAGCTCTTTTTGCAATGCCACCAACTATTTGACCACCAGGCATATTACGCAACATATTAGGTATACCTATTTGATTAGCCATGTTTGCATAAGCTAAGTTTTGCATAGTATTTGAACCTACCCCACGACCTGCATTTTCAGCAAAAGATTTAGATTTTAAA